GACAAGATCAACTAACCTCTTAGATCTAATTCGGGTAGCCTTCTCTCTAAATAAGGGAGAGGGCTATTTGTCTATTATAAGTTATGGACTTTTTCACGGAACTTTTGGAGAGCTTCAGTCGGAAGCATGATCGTAAGCTTAGACTGTTAGAGCAAGAAGCTGATCCCGAAGCGGAAGCGTTAGCCAAGCAAGCATTAGCTCAAAGTAGTCAGCAATCCGCCCAGGAGTCCTTTAACAATCCGATAACAACTCCAAATGGTAACCAGATATACATTTGGAGAACTACTAAGGGTAAGGTGAACTTTAATTATCAGCCGATCGCTTTCCCATCCTTCGGAGTTGATGATAATTACGAGAAGTTTGTTGGATCATTCAAAAAGGATGCTGAGGTGTTTGATCCTGAGAAGGAAAGGCAGGAAAGTCAACAAAGAAAAGAAGAGAAAGATAGGGAAGATCGCCGTAAGTCTGTTTTAACGTCGGACATGGCAAAACAGAACCCTGAGATCGTTGGTGAGCTTGTTAATAATGTAAACGAGTTTGATCAGGCAATCACCGCTCTCTTATGCACTGAAGACGAATCAATTAATCCTGATTATATGGATCAGGTACAGTTTGCTCCTAATGCTACTTGGGCTAAGTGCAAGCCTCACCTACAATTCTTAAGGGGTAATCAGGTTGGTAACGTGGAACGACAACTTATCAACAACGTTCCCGTCCTAAGGTTTGATGGTAAGACTGGTAAGTATTTTGTAGACTCTGAACCTGCTGTTGCCAGTCAGGCGTTAGAGATTTCAAGAGCGTTGAATGTGTTAGCAAAAGCTGCGGCGGGTGATGAATCCGCTAAGGAGGAAGCCTGCAATAGATTTAAAGTGACCGAAGGTGGCGGCTTGAAAGGCGTTACTGTCTACACAGAAGTAGACTCTGAGGGTCGTGGTCTCACGGGTCGCGTATTTAATAATGAAGCTTCCGCCAGATCTCTCAAAGGCTTAATGGGTATGGCTGGTTGTTCTATGGAACCTCAATCAGCTACAAAAGCAGTGGCAGCAGGTAGCGCAGGCGCAGAGAGTAATATTAGAGGAACGTTAGGAGAGATCGCTAAGGTGTTTGGCACGGACCTTACAAACCTTGTGAAGATGAAGGCTGCTGTAGGTCAAGGTGTAGAAACTCCAGAGATTAAAGCTTTACAGGACATAGTATTAGAGCGATCAAAAGAAGTCTTAGACTTGCTTGGAAACCTTAATGAGCAGCGAGAGTCTTGGATTGATAAGTCTCAAGGTGCTGTTGTTAGCGAGGAGGAGCAGGCAGAGCTTGAAGCTATCTCCGAGATCGTAGGTGATAAAGAAAAGACCATGAGGTTTATGACTGCCATACTTACCATGGCGGCAACGACATCAAAATTAAGAGACCCCTTAGTTACAGTGCAGGTCGCTGAACAAGTTGGCGGTGGAGACAAGCAGGACGTTTTGGAATGCTGGGGATCTCGCGAAGAAGCATTAAAGGGTTTGCGTAAGAGTGAGGAGTATGAGGTTGATGGCGAGACGAGATCCCGAGTCACAGAAGAAGATATCGCAGAAGCCCCCGCCTCTGAGGTATTCAAGAATAATCCTGAACTTTTAGATAAGTATATCAAAGCAGGGGTTATCAAGAGCAAAGACCAGATGCTGTATACGTCTGAGGTTAGCTTGAAGACTCTGCTTAGATTAAGCTCTGCCAAGCAGGGAGAGACTACAGGGCAACAGGCCAGCAATACTATCATAGACGGGTTAAACGCACGCGGCGAGCCAGACGCTCGTGCTGAGAATTTCAATAGAAAAATTCCTCCTAAAGATCAAGCCTCTATCAGACAGGTTCAAAGAGGCGTAAAGCGTGTAGCCAAGCTTGTGGGAGAGTTATCATCTAAAGTTAATGTGAGAACAGAAAATGGAGTAATAACTCAAAACTCTTTAAATAGTTATGCTGAAACGCTGGTTGACCACATAGTGAAGAATAGCACTTTTGATGAGGTTAAGGACAACGTTGATCTTGCTGAGTTGCAGGAATATATTGAGTCCATGAAGAGTAACGACCCTAAGATGACTGACAAGAAGTTTGAGGCTAAAGTAAAAGACAAGATATTCAAAATGACTGCCTTCTCAAGAATTGAGAAAATGGCTGCACAAGGTGGAGATAGTGAAAGAAAAGCTGCTCTACACGCTCTCGCATTATTCAATGTTGCTGGAGGGTCTGCTAGAGACAATACTGTATTTCAGGTTGATGCTTTGGATGAGATGGCCTCGTATGTATCCACTCAAAACGGTGAGATGCAATCTGCTCTAGATTCCATCAAAAGTGGAGACGGAAGATGGAAGTTTCAACCTAGTAAGGGTTCTTTAACGTTTAGTTACGCTGATGATCCGAATAGGACCATCTCTGTAACTTACAAAGACGGTAAGTGGATTGCTTACCGCTCCGCAACTTCTATCAAGAATGCTTCAAATAGAAACAAGGCTATTGGTCAAGAAGAAGATAGACAAGATTCTAGCACTATCTGGAACGCACTTAGTACGCTTCAAGAAGCTCTAGGCATCATCAAAGAAAAAGTAAGAGTCCTCGATGCAGACTAGATCACATAGTCTAAACATTGCGACTTGAACATCACCACATGAACCTACAAAGCTTGGACCCTTAACTGGGAGATCCAACTCATTGGTTATAGCCATAGGCTCCTTACGATTCTGACCAATGAACAGTAAAAACTTTCTAGAGGATTTCTTAGAATCTCGATGAGCCTGAGCTATCATTTTTGAAATCTTTGATTTAGGATTTAATAAATCACTTACTTGTTCTTCATTATATCCTTTTTTACATTCAATGATGTATTTAAACTTTTCAGGAGTAATTAAGTCTCCATATACTTTTAAATATTCAGGTAATGTATGAGTTGTAGCAAATGCACCTGATCCAGGAGTTCTACAAAACTCTTTAGTATTGAATCTATCATTTAGAGTCTTTGCAATCTTGTTCTCAAACCTGTTACCCTTTGCTCTAGAGTTTACTTTCTTTTTCTTTCTCAACGGTGACACATCAAAATCGTCTTTCATATTTGATTCCTTAGACTATAATAGACCTATGGATACAGTATCATTTTCACTGGACGATGCTAAGTTTAAATTAACCGAAAGAAGTAGAGGACGTATGAAGATCCAAATTAAGTTTTCAAAGGAAGAAGCAGAGGGGTTCAAGAACTTCTGCAAGATCAAGCCAGAACAGCTTGATGATGAGACGTTTTACAAGCAGATCTTTTTTGCTGGTTGCAACGCGATGACTGAGCAGATTCAACAAATGATTGAAGAGCATCAGAAGAAGCAACAGGAAGGCGAAGGCCAGGAACAGCAAGCTGAAGTATCTGAGTGGCCGAAGAAAGATGAGCAAGAAGAAGAATAATTTCGTCAGTGTTCAGATCAAAAACTCTAGACATCTAGAGTCTGTGGTCTCCTCCAACATCGAGTCTAAAAAGACTTCATACTACCTGATTACTAATCAGTGGGATAAGCCTTGTCAATATTTCAATGACAGGCTTCCGATCGAGGGGACTACAGATCTGCACGTTGTAGATATTTTTAAAGTGCCTAACTGTTTGGACTTGATTAAGTCCTGCATCAAGGATCACCGAGAGACGATCTCTACCTCATGCCTCGCAAGGTATGATCAGCTTCCTATGCTTGTGGTAATTCACAAGTCATTCCCCCGTGTAGTCTCCTACAACGGATCGGTCGGAGCGGAACTTGGAATATAGTTCCCGCTCTTGTGACACTTGTAGGCTTCTAATTTCTCTGAATATCTCTTGTTCTTAGAATACAGAAGCCTTAAGTTGTTCAAGATCACCGTGGTGAAGTAGTTGAAGGCTTGCCCTGATTCACGATCAAAGTTCTTCAGAACCTTGAGAATCAGTAAGAAGCACTCTTGCTTCGCCTCTTCAAGATCTACTTTGAACTTGAAGGATAAAATCAACCGATCAATTAAGAGGTCGAACATGGCGAACAACTCCTCTTCCTTGGTCTTGTCACCAGACTTGAAAAGTTGGATCAACTCCTCGAATTTCTTGTTGTCAATGTAATTCGCCATCTACTATGATAGTCCTATGCCACAGCTAAGTTTCCAAGGTGACAATCCCAAGTGTGAGGGGTGCCCTGCATTGACCATGCAGATCCCTAGGCACACAATCCTAGACTACGAATACGCAGATGCCCCTGTAGATATTCTGTTCATCTCGGACTCAGCCAAGATGTTTGAGGGCCAGTACGAGGCGTTCCGTCCTCAGGAAGAAGATATCATTACGCGAGAGCTTCTGAGGCTTGAGCATGAGTTTTCTTTTGCATTCACCACTGCTGTGAAGTGCCCCACAATCACCTCAGACAATCTGTCTACTGGCATCAAGAAGACCTGTAA